TCCAGGACCCGCGTAATTGGTCGTACCGATCGAGGAAACGAATGCATAGAAAGGAGGAGCAATGCCCAAGACTGTAGAGGACGTCCTTGCCCACTACGGGATCAAGGGTATGAAGTGGGGCGTCCGTCGCAGCCGCAAGGAACTCGAGCGACTGCGCAACGAGCCGGTCTCCGTCAAGGTCAAGCCCGGAGAACGAGTCAAGACCAAGGGCGGCCGGAGGAGCGATCCGAGCGACGATGCTATTCGAGCAGCGACTCTGCGTCAGAAGGCTCGAGCGAGTACTGTCGACTCACTGACGAATGCTCAGCTTCGCGAGCTGACTCAGCGAATGAACCTCGAAGCTCAGTATGCCGACCTTGTGAAGCGCACAGCGCCGCCCAAGAGTCGGAGTCGGAAGCTCGTTGACCAGTTCATCGACACCGAGTTGAAGAACATCGCTACGGGCAAGCCGACAACTTCAGGCAAGCTCGCGAAAGTCCTGGCCGACCAGGCAAAGAAGAAGTCCAAGAAGGGTTGATAGGGAGGAGGGTCGGCTATGGCGCTGTCGAACACTGCGACACCAATCTATTACGGTCAATTCCGGGATGCTGTGCTCCGCGGAGACATTCCTGTAAATCGTGAGATCGCAATGGAGATGAATCGTATCGACGCGCTCATCGCCAACCCAAACATCTACTACGACGACAAGGCAATCGATGGATTCATCGCCTTCTGCGAGAATGAGTTGACTCTGACTGACGGAAGCGATCTCCATCTACTGCCTACCTTCAAGCTGTGGGCCGAACAGATCTTCGGTTGGTGGTACTTCGTCGAGAGAACGGTCTACGAGCCCAATGAGGACGGTCACGGCGGGCGCTACGTCAACAAGGTGATCAAGAAGCGACTCACCACGAAGCAGTACCTCATCGTGGCCCGAGGCGCAGCCAAGTCGATGTACGCCAGCTGCATCCAGGCCTACTTCCTCAACGTCGACACAGCCACCACCCACCAGATCACCACCGCGCCGACCATGAAGCAGGCCGACGAGGTCATGTCTCCTATACGTACGGCCATCACCCGGTCCAGGGGTCCCCTGTTCAAGTTCCTTACTGAGGGTTCCATGCAGAACACCACAGGCAACAGGTTCTTGAGGCAGAAGTTGGCTTCGACAAAGAAGGGTATCGAGAACTTTCTCACTGGTTCTCTTCTTGAAGTTCGACCAATGACCATCAACAAGCTTCAAGGACTTCGACCTAAGATCTCAACAATCGATGAATGGTTGTCTGGAGATCTCAGAGAAGATGTAGTTGGAGCTGTTGAACAGGGTGCTACCAAACTTGATGACTGGTTGATCGTTGCTATCAGCTCTGAGGGAACTGTCAGAAACGGTTCCGGCGACACAATCAAAATGGAACTTGCTGACATTCTCAAGGGCGAGTACGAGGCGCCGCACGTCTCGATCTGGCACTACAAACTGGACGACATCGAGGAAGTCAACGATCCGGCCATGTGGGTTAAGGCTCAGCCGAACATCGGCAAGACCGTAACCTACGATACGTACCATCTGGATGTCGAAAGAGCCGAGAAAGCTCCCGCTTCCCGCAACGACATCCTTGCAAAGCGCTTCGGAATCCCGATGGAGGGGTACACGTACTTCTTCACATACGAGGAAACCGAGCCGCACCGCAAGCGTACGTTCTGGAAGCTCCCCTGCGCCCTTGGCGCGGACCTCTCGCAGGGTGACGACTTCTGTGCGTTCACATTTCTCTTCCCGCTGGGCGACGGTCGGTTCGGAGTCAAGACTCGAAGCTACATCACGAGTCTTACGCTGTCGAAGTTGCCTGGAGCTGTTCGTCACAAGTACGAGCAGTTCATGGCTGAGGGTAGTTTGTTCGTAATGGACGGCACTGTCCTCGACATGATGGACGTCTACGACGATCTCGATGCGCACATCGAGGCATGCGAGTACGATGTTCGGTGCCTCGGCTTCGACCCGTACAACGCAAAGGAGTTCGTGACCCGCTGGGAGCAGGAAAACGGTCCCTTCGGTATTGAAAAGGTCATTCAGGGTGCTCGAACCGAGTCTGTTCCTCTCGGTGAGCTGAAGAAGCTTAGCGAAGAGCGCATGCTCATCTTCGACGAGCAACTTATGTCATACGCCATGGGCAACGCGATCACCCTCGAGGACACAAACGGTAACCGCAAACTTCTTAAAGCGCGAAGAGAAGACAAGATCGACAACGTTAGTGCCTTGATGGACGCTTACGTTGCTTACAAAGCTAACAAGGAGGCGTTCGAATGACATATCTTGCAAAGGAGGTGACTTATGGCTACGATTGGTGAAAGGCTCAAGCACGCGTGGAACGCCTTCACGTCGAGGGGCGAGGACAAAGAGTTCTCCGGGCCCTTATTCGCTGAAAGCTTCACCAGCTCACCCAACCGGCCTCGGCTATTCCTCCGAAACGAACGCACCATCATCTCTTCGATCTACACCCGGATCGCTGTTGATGTCGCAGACTCCGATATTCGCCATGTCCGGCTGGACAAGGAGGATCGCTACAAGGAGGAGATGACCACACTCCTCAACGACTGCTTGAAGAACGAGCCGAACCTGGACCAGGCTCCGCGAGCGTTCCGACAGGACATCGCAATGACTCTCTTTGATAAGGGTGTCGCTGCGGTTGTGCCTGTCGAGACGACTGTGAACCCTGAAAACAGCAGTTTCGACATCAAGCAGCTTCGTGTTGGTGAAGTAGTGTCGTGGTACCCGCAGCACGTCAAGGTAAGCGTCTACAACGAGGCGATTGGGCGTCGACAGAACATCACGCTCGACAAGCGAGCCGTGGCTATCATCGAAAACCCGCTCTACCAGGTCATGAATGAGCCGAACTCGACTCTTCAGCGACTGATCCGAAAGCTCAGCCTCTTGGACGCGGCGGACGACAAGGTCGGATCGGAGAGACTCGATATTCTGATCCAGCTTCCGTACACAGTCAAGTCTGAGACGCGACGGGCAGCAGCAGAACAGCGCAGAAAGGACGTCGAGTTCCAGCTTCGAGGTAATCCTTACGGTATCGCCTACATCGATAGTACCGAGAAGATCACCCAGCTGAACCGACCCGCCGAGAACAACCTTTGGAAGCAGATCACCGATTTGACGGAGCTTCTGTATGTCCAGCTCGGCATCACTCCAGAGGTAATGAACGGCACGGCCGACGAGAAGGCTATGCTGAACTACCACAACCGCACTATTAAGCCTTTGATGGACGCGATCGTGGAAGAGCTGCGCCGTAAGTTCCTCACTAAGACTGCCCGCACTCAGGGACAGTCCATCATGTACTTCCGAGACCCGTTCAAGCTTGTCCCCATCGGGAACATTGCCGAGATCGCGGACAAGTTCACTCGGAACGAAATTCTTTCAGCTAATGAAATCCGACAGATCATCGGCCGGAAGCCTTCATCGGACCCGAAGGCCGACGAGCTCCGGAACAGCAACATGCCGGCTCCAGAGGGGTCGGAACCGACACCACCAAAGGAAGGAGACGGTCCCAATGAGTAGGAAGCCCGATTTCACGGGTTGGGCCACCAAGGCCGGCCTCAAGTGTTCCGACGGACGGACCATCACTCCTGAAGCTTTCAAGCATCAGGACAAGCAGACGGTCCCTCTGGTCTGGCATCACAAGGGGACCGATGACCCGGAGAACATCCTCGGGCATGCGGTTCTCACCTGGAAGCCTGAGGGCATCTGGGCCGAGGCGTACTTCAACGACAACCCGAAGTCCCAGGCTACTAAGAAGGTCGTCCAGCACGGCGACGTGAAGTTCCTTTCGATTCTGGCCAACGAGCTGGTTGAGAAGGGCAAGCAGGTCCTCCACGGCATGATCCGCGAGGTCAGCCTGGTGATGGCCGGCGCAAACCCTGGCGCCAAGATCGATTTCGTGGCTCTCCGTCACGCCGACGGCTCCATCGAGGAGTTCGAGGACGAGGCAGTGATTACCACGGGCGAGACCTTGGCCCACTCGGACGAGGAGCCCGAGGAGACCATCGAGCACGCTGATAACGACAGCCAGAAGACCGCCGCCGAGCTCTGGGATGAGCTCAGTGACGAGCAGAAGAGCGTCGT